AATAGGCACGCATTTTGGATAATTTTTTCTTTTTTCTCCACCACTTCTTCCACACTTCGGGTATGAGCCATCTGATTTTTTGTTTGCAATATCTACCCAATTCTGTTTGACCCATTCTCTAAGTCCTCCACCTTTTGAGTAATACGTTCTCATTAGACACGGCCACCTTTTAAATATTTCATTCTAGTCATATCTACAGTGCCGCCTCCCATTTTTTTAGATCTCTTTTTTCCACCTGGTGTGACTTTGCCTGAACATACTGCAGAAGCATACATATTAGCATACGCGCTTGGGTACACTTTAAATTTTCGCTTCGCGGCTGCTTTACCTCTAGGACAAAGTTTTGCCATTATACTTCCTCTGCTAATTTTTTATTAATTTGCTTTTGTACATCTTCAGGTAATTTAGAAAAATTTTTCTTTTGTGTACCTGTTGCATAACCCATTCTACGGCCCATCATTCCGCCGCCCATTTTTTTAACTCTAGATTTATTTTTTAATTTTTTTTTAAACTCTTCTGTTTTTTTAGTTCCAAGAGTTGGAGCTATTGATTTAATTACAATAGGGTTTTTATTTTTTGTATTATAAAGTCTTGACATTATTTTTTACCATTTCTAAATATTTGTGTTCCCTTTATACCAAAAATACTTCCGCAGACAAGTATCCAAAGTGAGGTAAACCATGTCGGCAACGCCTGGAAATGTTCAAAGAAAATTTTTATCTTTTCCATAGCCGCCGGATCGTCCGACCAGACCCCATATGCGAGCACCAAAATGGGCAACGTGAGTATCAATAAAACCACCTCGTCCTTGTAGTCGTTTTGACGGGCTTCTAACAGTTTTCCCTGGTAAGCTTCTTCGCCTCGCGCTTGTCGCTCTGCATGCAATAGTTGTGCATCAGACATTGCAACTTTCGCTCTCTGCTTGTTAGCGTATATTTTACTTCCAGCAGAAACGGCTAATTTAATTGCCGAAAACCACATACTAATACCAAGTTACGTCTTTTTGTTTTCTTGCAGCACCACTTCCTTTAACAGGATTTGAGTCTCCAGTAGGAATAACGTTTCTTGCTCTCTTAACGTTCGCCACACTTTTAGGATCATACTCAACTTTTTGAGGTGGTATCGCAACTTTTGTTTGTTTTTTATAGTTCATCATAGTTTTTACCTTTTTTGTTATATCATACCATTATTCTTCGTCAATAACAGCCATTTGTTGTACTCCTGACTTAGCAAGACTAACTCCAGCTCTTAATTTAGCTAAATCTTCGTTTTGTTCTAGCTTATCTTCAGCTAAATCTTTTGCTTGCATCAATTTTGCTCTATCTAAGTCTTCTCTTGACTCGTCATAACGTTTTTTACGTTCATTTTCCATTGCTCTAAGGTCAACTTCACGTGATTTTAGTTTTAAAAGAGGATCACCATCAAATTGTGATGTAATTTTGTTCTCTTCCTTCATAAATTCTTCTGTCATTTCTGCAACTAGCACTGCTTTTCTTGATTCAATCTGATTTGTAAGCATTTGTAGTTGTTGTTGTGCTTGTGGATTGACTGCTGCTTGTTGTTGAAGCATTTGTAACTGCATCATTTGCTCTCTAAACTCTAATTGTACCTGTTCTTGTGCCATTAAACTAATATGTTCTAAAATATTTTTCTGAATTGCAGCCATAACAGCAGGATTATTTCTTACAATGTTAGTTGACATAAAATTTAAGTGAGCTGTAATGTGTGCTCTATGATCTTGACCAGGAAACGCTTGAAAAGGTTTACCAGCTAACGAATTAATATGCTCTAAACTTGGATCCATCGGTGCCATTGGCGCTGGTGGTGGTAAAACTGCATCAACATTTTTTACTCCAACCGCTTCGTACATATTTCTATAAATTTGATACATGTTATGTAGAGCAGGATTTGATGTAGCTATCTGTAATTGTGTTTGAGCTAAAGTAATTCTTTGTGACATAGAAAAAATATTAGGGTCAGCAACTGGTACAACATCTATTCTGTCATCAAAATCTGCTTGTTTAATATTTCTTTGACCACCTACAACATCATAAGGATATTCTGCTGGTAGATATTGTGAAACAACTTTTGCAAGTATTCTAAACTCTCCCTTCATTGCCGCATAACATCTTTTATGTATTGCAGACATTACACGTGATCCACGTTCTAATAATGCAATTGTAGTTCCAACAGCTGCACCTTGGTTTCCATCACCAACTTGCATATCAGCAATAGCCGCGAATCTTTGACCCGCACCTACTACAACACCCATTAATTGTAATAATGTTTGAGAAGGTTCTTTGTATGGTAAAGGAAAAAATGCATCACGTAATGATCCACCCGGTGCATCTACATCTTTAAATTCACCTGGTTGTATTGGTGCTGCTTCGTCTCTAACTCTAACGCCTCTTTGTTTAAATCCTGCAGGTAAATTAGATAAAGTTCCTGCATCTAATAATTGACGGAGAGCCGCCGTTGCAGTACGGCTCAATCCGCCAATCATATGAATGAGTCCAAAGCCATAAAATCCTAGTCCTGGCAGAAATTTGAAGTGGACAAAATATTGGATTTTACGTTTCTTTAGATCATCGGGCGCATAGTTCCTTCTGATAGAAAGAACTGATCGGTTGCCTTCTTCTACAGTTATTATGTAGGGCAATTTTATTCCAGTCGGTTGACCATCTGCTCCGACTTCTTCGAAACCTTCTAAGTCTAAATTAACATGACACTCTAAAATATTATAAATTGGTTCTTGTTTTCCAGTTTTTTTAGTGCCTTCTAATTCTCTTTCTTTTTTATTTAATTCATCGTTAGAGTCCATTCCTGGAGGACCTAATTCTATGTCTCTATAAAAACCAGAGACTTGTTGTTTTCTTAATTCATTTTCAGAAATTTTTACAGTATGAATAACTGCCTCCGCATCATCTAATGAGGTAGCTGTGTACGGGACAATTAATTCATCTGCTGGTACAAACTTTGAAACTGCTCTTGCCATTGTTTGATCATAATAAACTTTTTTAAAAGTAGATCCGGCTAATGGTAAATGAAATAACATAGAATCAAATTCTGCTTCATATTCTTTCATTTGATCCATAATTAAATAATTCATAAAATCTTTTACACGAGTTGCTTGTTGTTCAGTTGCAGGATTTTTAACACCAATAACTTGTGTTCTTACTGGTCCATCTGCTGGTAATAATTCTTTGTATGCTTGTGCTTGAAACTGCGTAACTGCTTCTGCTAATACTGGGTGAGTTGCACCACTTGCTCCTTGAAATGGCTCTGTTCTATTTTCATATTTAAATCCTAAAAGATCTAAACCTGTTGTATACGCTTGTTCCCATTCTTTTCTAGAAGATTTATAATCCATGTAGTTTTGCACCATTTCATTTCCTAATGGTTCTAAAACATCGTCTGGTAAAATATCTGCTAAATTATCAAAATGTGATTCTGTGCCTGGTATGTTTATTGCACCTGGTTCAAAGTCTAGTGTTGCTCCACCATCTTCTTCAGGGATAACTTCAACGGGTCCTTTTTCTACAATCTCTTCCTGAACATTAACTTCTTGTAGCTCCTCTTCAGAAGGAACTTCAACTTTGGTTCTAGTGTTCGGGAGTCCTTTATCTATATCTGCCATTTATACTCCTATAAGTTTCTAACACGTTTTAATAATGAAGGCAACCCTTGTGGGTTTGGTCCTGATTCTGGTGGGGGTCCTGATGATACGCCAGCCATTTTAGCTACCCCACCCCCTGCTAAAAGTTGATCAGCCATTACAGGTGTTCCAAATCCTCTGTTTTGTGATCTTAATAAATTTTTCTTTGCCTCTTTCTCTCTTACTCTTTGTATTCCTGCATCCATTTTTTGTTTTGCTTCTTCTAAGCTTATATTTGTTTTTGGTGTTGGGCCTTCTATAAAACCAAAACCCATAGGCATATCAACGTTTAAATCTTTTAACGCATCTTGTTTAACAACACTTCTTGCTTCTCTTTCTTCAGGGGTAAGTGACATAACTCTTTTTGTACCACCAATTAAATCTGTACCAATTAAACCTGCTTCTAATGCTTCTAGTATAGGTCTGCCTTGTTCAAATGCTTTGTATGTATCATAAATAACAAGTGGCGCTGCTGCTATACCCAAAGTTTTAAAACCAGCTTTTAAATATTTTGCTTTCTTAACATCATTTGGAATTGTTTTAGCTATTTCAAATAAATCTGTTATCCCTGGAATTTTTGCAGATAAAGTTGTTCCTTTAGTTTTATTTTTAATTAATTTTTTAGCATCAGCTATAGATTTATCTAATTTCTTTTTACCTGGATTCATATCTACTTCTGTTTGAGTTTTTTTATAATCTTCATAAGATTGTATTTGCGTTGGTTTTTTACCAGCATCAAGTTCTTTTAAAATTTTTTTATTATAATTTGCTCTAAGTTTTTCTTCCATCTCTTTCATGCCGTCTTTAAACCCAATCCGTCCACCACGAGCCATACCCGGTCGAGTAAGATGTGCCATCATTTGTTTCATTCTATCAGGACGCATTATTCTCCTAACATTCTAGCGATACCACCACCTGCTTTTTTAAGTGTTAAAGAATCAGGATCACCGGCTTCTTCAACTATTTCCATTTTAGAAATTTCATCTATGTCTGCTGCATCTGCAGCTGTTCCGTCTTGGTCAAACTCTACTTTGTATTCTTCATACTCATCAGGTGGTTTTTTGCCTTTTGTGGTTTCATCAGCCTGACCTTTTCTAAACACCATTTCAGTTCTGTCTTCAATAGTTTCATAACTTATGTCATCTCCATAATTAGCCCCACCTAATTTATCTTTCGTAATTTTAATATTACCCGTATCTAAGTCTTCTATTAATTCATAGTCACTACCGTCTTTACCTGTGTAGGTATATTCATTAACTCTTTCTTTGTAACTCGGAGTTTTTCTTTTCTCACCCATAAATTTAATTTTTTCCATAAGTTTAAAAAAATAAGGTGGTGGTGCTGTTGATCCGGCAGATTTTACAACTTCAGTCGCAACGGGTGCTGCTTCTTTACCTAAAAGTTTTAATGCTCCAGTTTTAAGTGCAGCAAGACCTGCGCCTGCTCCACCCATAAGTTTTAAAAATGCTCTCTTAGACATACCAGCTTTTAAACCAATACGTCCACCTTCTGCTTTTT